TTCCGGAGCGAATCATTTTCTTTGCAGCTCGTATAGCTTCAAGCGGGCTAAGCTGGTTATTCTCGATTAGCTCGTCATGAATGTAACCGCTAATGAAGTCACCACCTAACCATAAGACCATATCGTTAATATTTACGTCACGAGATAGGATGGTATTTACTTTGATAAGGTTAATAAATAACTTCTTAGCTCGTTCCTCTGCAATCTTAAGATTATAGTCGTTGAATCCATTAACCACGCCACTCTCAACACGCTCCTCAATATGCCAGTCACTAAGCGACACGATTGGAACTGCTCTGTTTAGTCTTGATGACTTGCCCGATGGATTGATGCTAAACACATCAATCGGTTGTTTGATATTGAGCAGGTCATCATACGATCGTTCCGATTCTTCGAGTGTCTTAAGTAGATACTCGTTGCGGCGTTTCAGTTCGGTAATAACCGAACGTTCAGCACGTTCAGCTCGCTCGAAGCTAACCGTCTCGCTAATGGTCTGCTCAGGTTGTTCGATTGGATTAATTGAGAAGTAAAGGTTGACTTTGTAGCGTAAAGCTTCAGAAGTGTAACCCCTGCATTCAGGGTAATTACTTTGTAAGAACCTAACAAGTTCAGCCTTGTTATAATTTAGCTTTTTAAAGTTGTCAAGATTATCCTTAAGAATTTTCTCGAATAGTTCGGGTTTGATTTTGTTTGCCATATAGGTTAAGTTTAAACAAAGATAAGTATTTATTTATTATGCCTCACCAACACCCCTCCACTCCGCCAGCACCGACTCGTACTGATCCATAAACTCCGCCCAGTTATGCACGAGGAAGTACTTACCTCCCGCAGTAGTCACAGCTTGTTCGTATCGAGCCTGAGCTTCGGACTGCTTGTCTCTCATCTTAACTTCCCACTTACATGCAATCCCAAGTGGTCTGCCCATAACGTACACTTGTACGGTAGCACTAATGTCAGCCGTTCCGTTCTGAGAGCTTGCCTTGATGTACTGAACCGAGCCGATTGTCTTGCGATGACCGAGTACGTCCGTTACGATGCGGGTGTTATCAATCATCCTGCCCTCGCTCCTGATACGTTCGGCTTGATGTCCTGATAGGTTCAGGAAGTCAACGATGCAATTGGTCAGTCCATTGGCGGTCTTGTCGGTGTACTTAGTACGTGCCAGGTAGTTGAACGGGAATGTTGGGTTCTTAGCGTGTCTGCTTCGAGCCTCTAGTTCGGATAGGTCGGTTAGAGTCATACTCTCTCCCTCGTTAGTAGTCCACGATTAATTCGAGCCGATAAGGTGTTAAGCGATACATCGTGTCGTTCGGCTATTGCCTTAACCGTCTCGCCAGTTGTAAGCCATTCCGAGTAAGCCGAGTTGAGCTTCTCTTCATTTGCTCGTCTAGTCAGTAGTCGCATCACTTCGGATAGTTGAAGCTCATACTTCTTCGCTAGGAATCGTGGATGCGTTTCGAGTTTAATGTGTTCGGTTATCATTCGTTGGATGTTAGCCTCACGTTCTCGTCTCTTATCGCTTGGCTCGATTGCCTTGTATAGTTTCGTGCCATCAGATAGTGCAAGCTTGTGCTTGACTACCGTATAGAGCAGCTCGATTGAATAACCAGTTCTGATTGATGCCTCCTTGATTGAACGGTACAAGCCTAGCTCGTTCCCGTATGGATCTATGTGTTTGATACGCATGTGATGTAAGTTAAGCCCTCCGAAGAGGGCTGGTTAGTTAGAAAGGTAAATCGTCTGCTGCGTCCGTTGCTGGAGCAGTCTCAACCTTTTGAGGCTGTGCAACCGCACCACCTTCCACCTTCCAAACCTCTAAGTTTGTGATGGCATTCTCATTCCCGTTCTTATCGGTATAAAGTTTACCACGTAGGTTACATTGAAACGTTACCTCTTGATTCGATTGCAACGCATCGGCAAGGTCGCACTTGTCTTGCGAGAACTGAACCTTGATGTGTTGCGGATACTGACTAGTCGCTTCGGTGATTAGTATCACTTCACGCTTTTTAAACTTGTCGGTTACTTGTTGAGTTGTGCCGACTTTGTAGATTGTTCCTTTGATTTCCATTATGTGTGTTGAATCGTTCACGCCCGATTCGGGGCTTTATGTTTAAATTATAATGTTCTAATATACTCCCTCGCTTCTTGCACTCTGATGCGTATACGTTCGATATCCTCATCGTTTCTAGCTATCTGGAATCGTTTGATACGAAGCTCCGAGTTCAACTCGTCGTAAGTCATACGCTCACGAACCGCATCGTATAGTTCCGCTTCGACTTCCCCCCAATCGGCTGAACGTCTAGCTTCCTGCTCGATTAGATAGTCAGGTGCGTTCATTAGTGTATAGACTAGACCGAACGTTTGCTTGCCAGTCAGAGCCATGTAGACCTGACCTTGCCAGTAGTACTTCTTGTCGGGGATGTCGGTATCGAATAGCGGAAACGTGAAGCAGTCCCATGAGTTCTTAATGTCCTCAACCGAATCGGCAAGAATGATGTCGGGCGTTCCCGTCATATACTCATCGGTGAAGTGCTGCTCGTTCTTAGCCACTAGTCCCCATCCGAACTGCTCGGATGCGTAGTCAATACTAGATGCCTCGCACTTATTACCTTTTTCGGTGTACTTCGAGCTGAACTCCTTACGTCTGCGGTATAGCTCTTCCTTAACCCACGACTCAAGGTAAGACTTAGCGGTCTTGCCCATGGCAGTAACTTTAGTATCGTTCGTCATTAACACGCCACATGCCGATGCACGAATGCGAAAGTCATTCGCTAACGTGCGGATAGTGTTACTTAGTCCCATCTTGTACCTCCTTGCTTAGTTGTACCTCGTTCGCCTCACTTAGCACGTATGCAGCTTTGATAGCTTCGATAGTAGTGTTGCCAGCGATGAGAGCTTTAACCGCTCCGTTCCACTTGGCGTGGGTTGGTGTAAGTTCGGGCTTAGCGGGTGCGGTCGGCAAGGTCGGTCTAATGCGTAACGCATCGACTACATCACCAAACGCTTTAACTTGTGCAACGTAGAGCGTTACTTGTAATCCGTTCCAATCCTCAACGTATGGACTGCCTGAAAGTTTCTGTAATGCTTTCATATTCGTAGCGTTTAGTATCATCGGTTTTTGACCGATTAACTCCGCTACTACGCATTGCTCTTTCTTGCCATCAGGACTCTGTACTTCTTTAGTTTTTACGGATGCAAACTTAACTACTAATTCCTTTACATCGCCATCCATCAGCGTGTATGCCCCGATGTAGTCAGGGTTGTGTAGCTTTTTCCAATGTGTTTTTACTTCGGTCATTGTGTTTCGGGTTGTGACTACTAGCACGACGATGAGTCGTGACGTAGTCGGGTTATGTATTCTGAACGTTTCTGCATCTTATCGCAGCGACTTGAATAGATGCGATCAAGTATGTGTTGAGCCTGCATCATCTTATCGGTTAAGCCATCTTCAATCGCTTGGCTTAGTAACGATTTAACACGTTCGTACCTTGTACGTCGGTGTTGGGTTGGGTTTGTGTTCATATTATTATTGATTATCTTTATCTTCTTGTCTTGCCTCATCCAGTAAGTCCTCGCACTTCTGTTGCCAGTACACCTCATCCTCCACAATCGTTCTGCACGATCCACACGAGCTCGGTCTGATACAACCACACCCAACCGCCGTCGCTTTGAAGTTACCGAGTAGCTCGTGCATGGCAAGTTGAAGCGAATCGAATAAATCAGTCTCGCCCATTAGCATCACAAAGTCTAGACTTGTTTTGTCGATTAGGTTAATGGTTTGTTTCATAAGGCTAATGTCGGTATAAGTTTTGATATTATGAAATTATTTTGAAACTATTTTGATAACATATTTTTGCCCCACTTCGTACCTACCAGCACGAGCTTGGTAGGTTGTAACGATTCGGTTTAGATGTTCGGTTCGTTTGTACTCAAACCTAGCGATCGTGCCATCATTGTACACGCACGTAGCTTGTTGCTTGGTGATGATCGCTGGGGACTGGCACGAAGCGAATAGTAGAAGGATTGCTAATGAAATAACATACTTATAAGCCTTACATCTACTCTGCTCTAAATCTTCTTTAGTTCTCGTTACGAAAGTACTTTTAACGTGGTTATTGTAAGCTACCCACTTTAGCCACTCTATAAAGCTCTTTTTCATCTTCTTCTCCCTATATATTTTTCTTCTTTAAAATGAAGTTCATTAGCAGAGCATACATCATAAAGTTTACTTGTTAAAAATATCATACCTAATGTTTGTACTATTAAATCCGCACCACTTAAATTAGCAGAGCGTAAATCCGCAGAGCTTAAATCCGCACCACTTAAATTAGCAGAGCTTAAATCCGCAGAGTTTAAATCCGCAGAGCTTAAATTAGCAGAGCTTTCTATTGCTTTTTCTAATGTTTTTCTGATAGTATTACTCTTGCAGTCGTACTCAAATAATACACTTCCAAATATTGATTTGATTTCTATTTTCATCTTATTTCTCCTTTAGTTTGTTTTCGATTTCTGTTAATTTGTGTTTAGACTGCCCATCACGATAGTCCACTATCTGATAAGCTATGGCTGCTCCGAGTATGCTCAATCCGATGATGAGCGTTGCCAGGCAAACCGCTATGAGTACATACTGACCTAACTTACGCATCGCAGTACTGTTGCGACCGACACCTTATGCTTGCGAGCTACGTATTGAGCCACGCCCATTCGGGATGATCCGTTAATCTTAATCTGTGTGTGGTAATCGAAACAAATTGAATCGTTACGCTTCGCTCGCTTCTTTTGCGATTCGGTAAGTGCTGGCATTGCCGAGCGGGGTTTAGTTACTTTAGTCATTGGTTATCATTTCTAGTATAAGTTGTTCAAAATTTGTTTCTAAATAGTTTAGGATATGCTCGCTTCGTTCCTCATCGACCAGCACCTTAACACCGTGAACGATGCGTGTACGTGCAATGTACATAAGTAACTGAGTCAAATCGATGTTGGTGTAGTGGACCATGTCTGGTTGGTCCTGAGTGTAAGCCACACAATGCAACTCGTTGTGGTCGCAAGTGATGGTTTCAATTTCAAGTATTCGTGTCATGGGTTAAGACCGAGGGGTTATGTTCGGCATTCAAATGTGCGAACAATAATCGAGAAAATGAAATTATTTTGAAATTATTTTGAAATTCTTTGTAACAAGTTTGTTACAATAAAGGTAATTAAACGCAAAACGCCCCTGAATAGGAGCGTAAGGCGATTTTATGAAACACTTAACCCGAAGCAAATATAAGAAATCGAATCGAGATATACAAATATTACTTGCCAATCTTCAATCCTATGCCTACCTGCACACCGTTCGTTCCGTACCCAACTGATCCGAGCCAACGAGGAGCGACATAAGTAGCACCGATACCGATGGTGCGGTCTTGACTAGCATACGGCGTGATATAAAGCCCTGAGACGGCACGATGTTCTGTGATGGTATTAGTTATAGTATTAGTCGGTAAACGTAGCGTGTACGCCACCGAACGACCTTGTATGGCATTGCGTGATATAGTGTCGGTTATTCGTATCACTATCGTATCGTTTCGTATCGAATCGTACCAAACTTTATTAGTCGTATAGTCCTGCACGATGTAAGCCGTATCGACCACTCGTAACGTATCGATTCTGTAAGTATGCACCAATCGAGGTCGAGTCTGAACGGATCGTGTGATAGTATCAAATGATATTACCGTATCGCTTCGAGTCGTAGTCTGTCCCGTATCGCACCCTTCGTGATACATCGCCAGGAGTAACACTAGGATGATGACGTATGGAATCGACCTGGTTAGCATATCTCGATGTGTATCTTCTCGGTCTTGAACGCCTTAGTAAGAATTGCTAATAACTTAGCGTACTGAGTTCGTGAGTTACCAACCATATTAACTGCTTTAGTTGATCCGACTAATAAGCATCCCTCTGTATCTTTCGAGTAATTTCCCCAATGTATGCGGACGCCCTCGTAGTTTGGTACGTTCAATAGTAATGGCATTAACTGCTTGAAACGATTTGAGAAGTTTATAATAACCTCATACGTTCCTTTCGGTATTGCCGTTACGTTTTGAATTTTCACATCACGAACCGCATCTTCTAGCACGTAACAATGAAATACATCGTTAATGTATAGCTTGCCTATGGTCGAATCGCTCGTTAGTGTTTCTCTTTGTAGTCTTAGTTTCATTTCGAGTGTACTGATTTTGTATTTGTCCAAAACTTAATGCCAACTAATAGCACCGTAAAAATAAATCCTACCCAATATTTAGGTGTGTCTTTTATAGGCATTGAGTCAACCATCGGCTGAATCGCTACTAATAATACTAGGGCAAAATCGCCAACTTGCCTCCAATACTTCGGTGTAGGTTCTGAATATCTTTTCTGTAAACTCATTTGAATATTTGTCTAATAACGTGTTGTAACTCTCCGATTTGTGATAGCAGGAATGCACCTAATGAAGTGCCTACTATCCACTTGCCTAAACTCCATCCAGTCTTCTGCTGAATAATGTATTCTTTAATTTCTTTAATCTCTGCTTTCATTGCCTCTTGTGTTGGCACGACTCCGTTATGATTAAACTCATCACCGATAAGCACCACTTCGACACGCTTAATGGTTGCAGCAAATGAGGTTAGTTGTTTATTTATTTCTCGAAGTTGGTCTATCTCGCTCATATTACAAAATAGTAACATCAAAATGATTAGCCAAAATACTAGAGATTAATTCCTCGTTAACCTCCGAACATTCAATAAACCCTTTTTCTACTTCGATGTTATTTACATCAAATAAAATGTAATAAACCGAATCTCCAACAATAGATGCAGAAATAAATTGTATCTCTACTTCGTTAATTATTTTACTTTGTATCTTTCTCATTGATTAATTTTTCTATTACCAAATGTAAACTCTCTCCGATTGCCATAGCCTCTTGTAAATTAAAAAGCCCAGCTTTTATGCCTTTATCTATTGCAAAGGTTAAATTTTGTATTATTTGTTCGTTTGTTAACATATTTTTAAATATTTGTTGCTAATAAATAATAAGTTACTCCACCGATAACTATCGTTACCTTATGTGTGCTTGGTGTTGCGACCGATGTAGTTATGGTATTCCCGATTGCTAATGCACCTGTTATATTTGCCGTTCCTGTCACTTGTAGTTTTTCTGCTCCTGCAGTTGGTGTTGCACTTCCTATTAAAGTATTTCCTGCTAAATAATTTGAAGCAGTACCACCCATATATAAATTCCACTTATTAGTTCCAGTTGTAACATTACCTGCATATGCCTTTGTTGTAGTAGCTACAGTAGAATCTGATGCATTATAGTTTATAAATTCTGATATTGTAGAACTTGCCCCCTTTGTACCAAACCCCGATTGATACCCAATAATAGTAGATATTGTAAATGAAGAATTTACTGTACTTGGTTCTGAACGATACATCTGTACGTTTGAAGTAACATCTGATTGTATTGTAGAATTACTTGATACATTATAAAATGTAGTATTCCCAGTTATGCTTTTAGCAATTTGTAAATTTATTGTTGATGATACGCTTCCACCTACACTAACCCCAAGTGTTGTTAATAAACTACCAGTTATAGTAGCATTCCCAGTTATAGCAGTAGTCCCGACAATTTGGAACATAGAGCCACTATCCGTTGTTGTTCCAAATAAAAAGCGACCACTTGATGTTATCCTAGCTTTTTCAGTTCTTGAAGTAGAGCCAGTATTAAAAGTCATTGCTATTGGTACAACACCACTTGAAGCTGCACCATCTGTAATAAATTCTAATGAACCAAATGATTTAAAACTTGTACCATCATAACCTGAACCAAAATACCCTACTATTGGATAAGCATTACCTAATGCTGTTGGTGCTGCTAATGTACCTTTTGCTCTCTTACCTATAAATGCAGTTCTAATTGCGCTAGAATCAGAGGCAAGACCAGCCATATATTCAGGAGTTTGAGCGTCTGCATAAGATTGAAACCCATCAATACTAAACTCATCCCAAGTTGCTAATGATGGAGTAGAAGTAACTCCACTTCTAAAATGTATAAATCTATCTCCTGCTAAATTCCCATTAATATTAAATCCTCTATCACTTCTAACAGTTTGTTTGAATTTTCTATTTTCTATTGATTGTGTAAAAGTGCCACTTCTTATAATTAATGATATTACCTTGCAATTTGATTGAGTAGATGTTATTAATATATAACTATCAGCACTAGCATTAACAAGTTTATTAAAATAAAATGATTTTGCAGTAGTACTAGTATTTGTTATTGTTGAATCTAATGAACCATTAAGATAAAGTTTTATTGTGCAAGTACCCTCTACAATAACCTCTGCACTTATATTACCATAAGTTGAGTATCTAATACTTGGAGTTTGTAATGTACCTACATTATTAAGAGTTACTAAACTCTCACCACTTGAAATAGAACCACTTGCAACAGTAGCATCTGTAAAACTTAACCCACTCTCCCAAGAATCAATATATGTTAATCCATCAATTTTTTCTGTACCTATATATTCAGTTGTCATATTATTAACACCCAAAGCCAATAGGTCGTTCATATCTGATTGGCTAGATACTGTATAAGCTAATAATGGCACATTTTTTTCAGCACATTCAGAAACAATTAAAGAAGTTATTAAACTTTTAGATAAAAAAACTGCACCTCTATATTCAGATGCTAAATCTATATCCCCTGAATTAAATACTGGATAATACCCAGTAGCATTTTTTAGTCTTATAATTACATCATCGCTAAATGATTGAAGCCATATATTTTCATCTCTAAAATACTTTCTAGTTAAATTTATTAATGTATTATCTAAATTTTCAGGGAATACAGACTTTAATTCTAAAAGAGGTGTAATGTTATATTTTGCACAATCTCTTAAGAAATCATCTAATGTAGTAATCGTTGTCTTATAGCCATCAATATTTGAACTTCTAATATATGTTAATGCTTGTGCATACGTTATATCGTTAATATTAACCGTTCCAACAATAGGGCTACCATCTGAATTTGTAAACTGGCTATTTAAAGAGTCATCGTGCAATAAAACTAAAACGCCATCGCTTGTATAGTTTACATCAAATTCAATAACTCTAGCACCCAATAAATATGAATGATATAAAGAAATTAAGCTATTTTCAGGAGCACCAAACGCAATCACACCTCTATGGGGAAATAAATTCATCCCACCATTTTTAGATAGTAATGTATTTGCATCTAAATTAATACTATTATCTCCACTAGTTATTGTTAGCGTTTCTTTAGTAGATGTTAGGCTTTTATTTTTCCACTCTGAATCCGTAGAATCATAAAATAACCCTTGACCGTTTGCAGGGGAAGTGATATTAAATGGTATCTCATTTTCACTTTGCGTTGCAGTGTCGGTTGTAATATCGTAGATGTAGTTTTCTCCGTTGGTAGTGTTTACCGCAATCTCATCTAGCACATTTACCGCAACTGCTTGTACTAGTAAAGTTAGAGTCGAACTAACTGCATTATTTATAATATATCTAACACCAATACCAAGACCAGATCCAGAAATCAATGCTTGAAGCTGGGCTCTTGTTACAACAAGAACTAAAGTGTCATCAATAATCTGAGATAAAAACACTGAATATAACATTGTCTTTACCTTATATTCGCCATCCACAAGCTGACCTACGGTAACTCTATCGGTTAGTGCGATGCTTGTTATTAGCGGTTTCTCATATAATTTATTTACTCTTGCCATCTTTGTATGTATTATTCGTATAAATCTTGTTCGTTCTCATCATCCAGCGGATAGTTAAACTCATCGGTCAGTACCGACGATGCCCAACATATCAGCTCTGGGTTGTACACTCGTATCGTCTCTGTTCTCACGTATGATGCCAACAACGTCGACACATTCGAGTAATCACTCTGACCGTACACATCCACCTCATACACTCCCATCGGGAACGTAACGTTCAGCGTCAGTAAGCCATCGTTACAGTTCACATCGGGTGCTATAACATCAGTTAGCTCGATGCAGTTCGGTTGCTTAAACACAAGCAGATAGTAAGAGAACGGATCAAGTCCGTCGAGGTATATAGTTGAGTCGCTATTTG